GGAGCACGGTGCCGCTGGCCACGCCCTGCACGCTGACGACGCCGCCCGCGGCGCTGCCGGCCGTACCGGCGCCCTGGACCTCGAGGCCATTGGCGTCGGCCGTGATGTGGGTGGCGTCGCCGTCGGCTGAGTAGCAGAGCTTGGTGCGGGCGACGTGCCCGGCGGTGGAGCAGTCGTCGGTGGAGACGGTCTTGCCGGTCCCTTCGTCTATCAGGAGGCCGTCGGCCATTGCTCACCTCTCAGATACTGAAGATTCCGGAGCCGTTCCACTGCATCGTGAAGCCGCCGCCGTTGGGCGTGAACGGGTTGCCCGAGGCCCAGGTGTCGATCCAGCAGATGAGCGAGTCGGTGGCGACGTTCCCGGTATCGACGTACACGACGACGCACTCGGAGGGGTCGCCGGTGACGGCCGCCCAGGTCGCGTCGTTGGCGTCGAACACGCCGCCGGTCGTGGTCTTGCCGTCGAGCGCCGCCGAGGCGCCGACGCGCGCGGCCGCCGTGATGTCGGCCATGAACTCGTCGGCGGCGTTGTAGGTCTCGTCGTTGGTGTCGACGATCATCACCTTGATCACGTTCGTGAGCAGGTCGATGTCGCCGTCGAGGAACTTCTTGAGCGCCTTGGGGTAGACTGCGTTGGCCATCAGGGCCTCCTATCTCTCGATTTCGAACCACCAGCACTGCCAGGCTGGCCGGGTCTTGTACCAGACGCCGGCGACGCCGCCGCTGCTGGTCGTGTTGAACTCCGCGGTTGCGACGAGCGTCTTCTCGCGGTTCGCCCACTTCACGAACGTGATGGCGTGGTCCGGGTCGCTCTTGCCGTTGAAGTCGATGACGCCGGGACAGCCCGCCCGCGGGCTGCTGGTGAGGTGGATCCCGTTGCGGCCGGCCTTCGCGTCGGCCAGCATCACATCGGTCCCGGCCCATCGGGAGCCCTTCTTGAACGCCGTAGAGCCAGCCTTCACCCATGACCACGAGATGCCGATGACGCAGTACGCGACCGGACCCCAGCCCCACCAGTCGTTGTACTTAATACGGTTGGTGTTCCCACCGCGCTCCATCGTCCCGATCTCGCCCTTGATGATGCGCAGGGCACGCCGTCGCATGAGCGTCTGCTTGCTCAGGATGCGGCTGCGCTTCTTCGCGGCGGCGAGCCGTGCCTTGCGACGGCGCACGTACTCGGGCGGCAGTTTGGTGCGGCCCTCGAGCAGACTGAGCAGGAGGTCGCCCGCGATCTGGTCGCGGGCGTCCGGGTCCAGATGCTCCTTCGGGTAGCCGATGCGGAACTTGGCGTCCTGCACCGCCGAGCAGGTGTGCACCTTCATCTCGCCGTCGACCTTGAGCAGCGGCTTGGGCTTGTAGTACGGGTTGTCGTTCAGCGCCCGCTGGAGCCGCTTCACCTGCGGGCCACGGTCGCCGTAGGAGAGGTACCGGGCCACTACTCGCCCTCCCTGTCCAGCAGCCGTTCCCAGCCGATCACGACCTCGCGGAACGCGGCGCGACTCAGGACGATGGTGACCGCGCCGTCGTCGTCGGTCAGTGTCACGGACTCGTCGTCGACGCGCACGAACGTCTCGCCGTCGCCGTAGATGGTCTTCGGTTCCATCGCGTTCTCCTTCACTTCAATATCCCGTACAGGATTCCGGCGACGCCGAACGCGAACGCTAGCCACGTGCGCCAATCAGTCGCCACGTCCTCGAGCACGTGATGGCGCATGGCGTTCTCGACGGCGTCGTGCGTGACGACCTCGCGCTGCTCGCGGCAGGCCCGTATCTTCGCGTCCATGAGACATGGCATCTCCGTCACGCAGCCTTTGATCTGGTCGATGTCGCCGCGCACCGCCTCGCGCCAGGCCCGGTCGGCGGCGCGGGCCTCCTTGCGGCAGTCGTCCATGTCGTCGAGGCGCGTCTGGATGAGTGCCCGCCCCTCGCGGCGCGCGTCTTCCATCGCGTCGAGCCTGGCGTTCATCGCGCCGACTGCACCGGCGAGCTTCAGGATTTCTGATGATTCTTCTGGCGTCATGTCAGTCTCATTATGAAGGCCAGCGCATAGTAGGCGGGCATTGAGGATGCGGTGCCAGAGGTGCCGGTGCCGCCCGTGGTGTGCGTGTGTGACGCCTCCGAGGAGCTAGTCGCCTGTGAGTGCGAATAGGCGTTTATCGTGTGAGCATGGGAGGTCGAGCTAGCCTGCCCGGTAGTGCCAGAGAAGGAGTGCGTGTGAGCAACGGCGGCACGAGTGATTGTTGGCGTCTGGGTGCCGGGGTTGAACGCATTCCCAGCTTCTCCGTCATCATTGGTCACTGACCCATACGTATGGGTGTGCGAGAGTGTCTGTGTCTGCGTGTCGACGCTGGCGTGGTCTGCTGGCGTGACGGTATGCGAGTGCGAGGTACCAGACCCGCTGGTGCCGCTGACGGAGAGCGAGTGGGAGTGGGCGGCGTTGGAGCCGCCAGTACCACCTACGGCGTAACTGTTACCGGCCCCGAGGATGAACTTGTCTCTGAGGTCGGGGGTGCCGAACGTCCCGTCACAGAGCTTCCACCCAGAGGGAAGAAGCGTGGCCGAACCGGAGTACATGATGATGCCCCCGATGGGGACGCGGCCGAACTCCTCGTCCGTCTTCTTGCCGACGAAGCCGTGGAGGATGCAGATTTCGCCGGCCAGTGCTCTGCCGCAGTGAGGGCAGTTCTCCATTAGAGGGACAGGTGGGTGGACGATCCGACTGTGAGAGCGGTCGTGGCGGCGCCGTCCGTGCTGGTGTAGCCGAGGTAGCAGTAGGGGTAGCCGTCAGCCATCTGGCGGTAGATGGTGCCGAGGCCGGTCGTCGCCGCTCCGGTGACCTGTGTCACTGCCGCATCACGGGCGAGATTGGTGAGCGTCGTGTCGGTCCACGCGACCTCGTTCGCGGCGGAGGTGCCCTGCCCGAACTGGAGGTAGGGAGCCGTGGTTGCCTGCGCGGTGATCGTGTCGATGCCGGAACCGGCGACCACGCTGAAGGTCACCCCAGGGACGCCGTAGACGGGGTCGTTGAGCAGAGCCGTCAGGTTGACGGCGGCGATGCCGTTGTTCGCCCCCATCCAGTACTTGCGGGTCGCCGCGGTGGCATCACCTTCGGTCGCTTCGGCGGTGAAGGTGAGGCCGTTGAGGACGAAGGTGTCGCCGTCATCGACGGCGGTGGCGTCCGTGAGGACGAGGGTACCGGAGGTGGCGTTGACGCGCGACTTGTAGAAGAGCATCGTGGATGCCTTGTCGGCCTTGACGCGCCAGTCCACGGCGCTGGTCGCTGGACTGTGCATGTCACAGTCGCAGCGGAGGTAGAGGATGCCGCTGATGGCGAGAGTCCCGGTGAAGAGGACTTTCTCGTCATCTACGGTCGGTGTACTGATGCGAAGCGCCATGGATGACCTCCAGGTTTCGTGTGGTTTGGTTCAACCGTTCACCGTGTCTCATCGTGCGTCGATCCCGTCGTCCAGATGCTCGATGTCCATGAGCATCACGTCCTTGTGCGGGAGGAAGTCGTGGTGGCCGACGACCTCGTACAGCGTGCAGCGCGGGCCGAGGGAGTCTGCCTTGTCGAGTGCCGCTGCCCAGTCCTCTACGGCGGCGAAGGTGCAGGAGTTCTCGTAGGTATAGAGCCCCGGCCTGCGGTAGCAGGATCGCCAGGGCACCCCGTGGCGGAGGAAGCCGCCGTCGTATTCAGCCTCCATCGCCGAGAGGATGTCACCACTCGGGATGACGTCCGTATCAAGGGAGAGGATGTGCGTGTAGTCTCCGGCGTTCTCGACGATGGTCCGCCACGCCACGTTGTACATCGGGCCGTAGATGGCGTTCCGGCCCTTTCTCCCGCTTTCCGGCACGCTGTCGTAGAAGACGGCCTGTATGCCCATCGCCTGTACCTTGCGGGCGTACAGCGAGTCGGCGATGAAGAAGGAAAGCAGGCGGTCATACGAAGCGGTGGCCTCCGCCCAGCGGGAGAAGGAGTAATCCTTGAACTCCGCATGGGGGGAGGCCACCAGGCTTTTCATCCCGTCGTCTCCTCGTTGGAATCAGAAGACTCTTCGATCTTGCTGATGCTCCAGTCGATCTGCTGGATGGCTCCCTCGATGGCGTGCGCGTCAGCCTTCGCCTGGTCTGCTTCAGCAAGACGGGTGCGCATCTGGGCGACCAGGTCTTCGCGGCGTTCCATCAACTGTTCGATGGTCAGGGGCATGCCCTTTCTCGCTTTCTCGCAGAGGAACTTGCGGCAGATTCCCGGGCGCTCACCATAGATGAGGCACGTCGCCTGACCGTCGTCCATGCGCAGATGTTCACAGGGGTTCGACCCCTTGACGTAGATACCCTCCGGGGCGTCGAGAGCCTCGAAGCCGTGATAGGTGAACAGGCGGGCGATGTCGTCGTCATCGGCGACCAACATCCCGAAGTCATGACAACACCGCCCGCACCGTTCGCAGGCCATCAGGCAGTCGGCGCCGTGTCGGTGCAGAGAATCCAGCGGTCCGCACCGTTGACCCTGATCTTGATGCCGAACTTACCGACTTGGGTCGCCGTCTTGAAGCTGGTGAACAGCGCCGTCGCCGACTGGCTGGCCGCTGCGTCGGTGATGTTGAGCAGGTTCCCGACGAGGCCAGCCCCCGTGTTGCCGACGCGGATGAAGGCGTCGTTGTTCCCGGCCGTCCAGCCTGTTGAGATGTTGCTGTCAAGCTGGAGCGCGGCCAGCGTGCCGCCGGGGGTCGGGGTGGTACCCGCGACCTCGAGCGTCGCACGGATGGCGTTCAGGGCGCCGGAGACGGTCTTGCCGGCTGCCACCCTGCCGGTGGCGTGGATGGCGTTGATCGTGGCCCCAGTGGCCGACGATGCGGTGTTGGCGATGCCGCGCACGCGGATGGTCTCGCCACCCCCGGTGGAGTTGAAGTAGAGGTCCTCGTAGTGGGCACGCACGTCGCCACTGGTCGAGGTGCTCTTGAAGTAGGTGCGCTGGAAGTTGTGCGCACCGTTGGCACTCGGCATCCGCGATGCGTTGCCGATGTTGGGGCCGATGTCTGGACCGTACTTGCCCATATCAGGCTCCTTTCGAGGCGGGGAGCGCCCCGTTCAGGGACGCTCCCCGGTCTGTCCGTGGGTTTCAGATCACCAGCTGATGTAGCCGAGGGCGCCGTGGCTCTTGGTGCCGTCGACGACCTTGACGCCGTACTCGCCGAGGTACCGCTGCTTCCACGCATCGGTGCCATCGGGGTTCGAGGTGTCGATCCCCCACTCCATCTTGACGAAGGGGCGGAACTCGGCCAGCGCGACCTTCTTGGTGTCGATGATGAACAGGTCGCTCTTGGAGCAGTTGAGGCAGGGGACCAGTTCGGTCGTGACGCCGAGGTCGGTCTCCAGCGTCTTGAGCGCGCGGCCCCACTTGGTCTCGTCCTGGGTGATGCGCACCTTGTCGGCCCCGAAGGCGTTGATCGTGCGGATGTTCTGCGGGTGGGCGACGGTGATGAACGTGTCGCTCATGTCGACGCCGTTGGTGAGCAGGTTCAGGAACAGGGTGTTGATCGCCTCTTCCGTGACCGCCTTGCTCGTGTAGTCGACGTTGCCGCCGCTGGCGCAGATGAAGTTCTGGAAGCCCTTGGTCGTGCGGACGTAGGCGTCCGAACCGGCGTGGGCGTTGGACTCCGTGCCGGCACCACCGTAGTTGAGGGCGCCGTACAGGAACATGCTCTCCATGTCGTTCTTGAGCTCGACGAGACGGTCCTCGAACTGACGCTGGAGAGTGTCGCCTGCGACCAGACGCTTGCTCGCAAGCTGTGATCCGGTGACGGTCAGGTAGAAGTCGAGGATGTTGGTGTAGTTCTCGGTGATCGAGACGTCACGGTACTTGTTCTCGTTCGGAGTCGAACCCTCTTCCTTGGGGCTCCACAGCACCTCGAAGGTGTCGCCGAGGGCGTGAGCGGTCGAGCCGGTGCCGCTGTTCTGGCGGGCGTAGTCGCGGGTGACCGTCACGTCCAGCGTCGAGATGCCCGTCACCTGCATGAGCTCATCGGCCCCGTAGGTACCGATGGGGGTCGCGCGGGTGGCATTGCGCAGGATCGCTCCCTCCTGCAAGCCAGCGACCGACGTGAGGACGACGTGACAGTTGGATGCCGCGCCCGACCCGTCGATGGTGGTGTCGGAGTGCGAACTCTCGGTGTAGATGCGGGAGTTGGTGTTCGCCGTCTCCCACTCGAACTTGACGTTGTCGACCGGCATCTTGGGGATGCGGTCGAGAAGCTGCGACTTCGCGCAGAGCATCGGCCACAGGACGGAGTCGACGGTGCGACCCATCGTGTTGGCAGTCTTGTCATAACTGGCGACATCGGCGCCAGGAGCAGGCCACGCCATGTTGGCCTCCTTTCAGGGTCACTTCACCGCGACCCTAAAATCGCTTTCAGATTCCTTTCGTTAGACATCAGGGCCGAAAGCACGGAGGCTATTCGCCTGTGGCGAAGGCCGGCAACGCACGCTGCGATTGCTCCCTATCGCCTGTCCTACTACCCACTAAGGATAGCACTTGTGTCTAGATACGACCCTGCAACATGGGATCGTCACCGATGAGGGCTGCGAACCCGGCCTTGGTGTCGCCGGAGGCGATACGCTCTGCCAGACGCTTCTCCTCGTCCTCTGACGGCTTGGCCGCATGGCCCGGGTTGGCGACTCCCCACGAACGCTCGAGTTGCTCCTTGGCGGCAGCCTCGGTCTCCTTCATCTTCTCAGCACGCGCCTTGACCAGTTCGATGGCGTGATCGAGGGCTTCCGGGTCCTTGACGTCACCGGAGATCGCCTTGAACAGGTCCTTCTCCAGCGGATCGGCGCTCTCGAGGAACTTCTCCTTGGCCTGGGCCAGTCGTTCCTGACGGAACTTCTTTTCGAGGTTGTCGACGCGCGAGGAGAGCTTCTTGTCGAGCTTGTCCTCCTTGACGGCCTCTTCCTCTGCGGCCTCTTCCTCTTCAACGAACTCCTCGTCCGGGTCGGTGACACCAAGACGCTGCCAGATGGTGTCGGTGTCGACGGTCTCGTCCCGCGTTTCTTCGTCTGCCATCGTATGCTCCTATGCGTGCGCCAACGGGCGCGGTTCTCAGATTTTCTGAGCCAGCTTGTCGCTCTTCTCTTCCATGCGGAAGTTGGTGAACTTGCTCTGTGCGAAGGTCTGGTGCTGCCGGATCGCGTCGGACAGCTTCTTGCGCAGGTCGCCTCCGGCCGTCTTGTCGCCGATGCCGGCCGTGGTGGCGAGGTCCGCCTGCTCCCCACTCTGCCACTTGTACGCCTCGCCCTGCTCCGAGAACTGCTCGATGTTCTGGGCGAAGTCGCCGGGGTCGATGCCGCTGGCGAAGAACATGCGGTCGAACCCACCGGGTACCTGGATGCCCTGATTGGCGAAGGCATCGTAAAACGCCTTCTGGTACTTCTTGTAGAGGCCGGGGTCGTCCATGACCACGTTGCCTTGGGCGTTCTGGGCGGCAGCGAAGGTCTCCCACATGGAGTACTGACTGCGGAACTCGCTGGTCCCCTTGATCTGCTCCCACATGGAAGAGGGCTCAGAGAGCGTCCCCCTGATGAACTCGTCCCGAAGTCCGCCGTCAGGGACGGAGTTCTCTCCGAAGACGCGCTTCCAGTAGTTGTCGAAAGCCACCCCCCTGTTCTTCGATGCGGGACTGTTCTTGTACTGCGGGTCGTTCTTCTTGACCGAGAGCTCCCACTGGGTGTCACTCCAGTTGTTCGCGAGGGCCTCCCCGAGTACTGCGGAATCCGGCATCGCGTCAGGGTCCTCCATGATGCCCTTGTAAATCTCGATGTAGTCGGCGCGGCGCCTGAAGTAGTCGTTGATCTGGATGGTCCCCGGCTGCATGCCGGTGCGCTTGAAACTCGCCTCTGCGAACGCCTCGAAATCAGGGAAGGCGCTGCGGAACGCCTCGGAGTCACGGATGGAGGTCTGGAACACCTCGCTCCACTCGAGGTTCTTGTTGGCCCCGAACTTGTGCATGAGGGCGGATGGCGGGTCCATGTCCTCGTACTCGGTGCCGGCGAAGATGGCGTTCCACTGGTCCTTGAAGTACTCGACCCGCTGCTGGTAGGACTCGACGCCGCTCCACGAAGGATCGGCCAGGAGGGCCTCGTTCCACTGGGGCGAGTCGAGTGCCCAGTTCCCCATGAGCGCACGGTTGAGCAGTTCATCCGGGATGACGGCAGCGGACCCGAACCTGCTTTGGTAGTCCTGCACGTAGGCATCGCGGAGTTGCTGCCACTTGACGAAGCCCTGGTAGGTGTCGCCACCAGCCGTCGCAGCGACGCCGGTACGCTGGCGCCACCACGCAGCGAAGCCTGCGTAGGCCGTCTTGAACGAGTCCAGGTGCATCACGTAGCGGCGGAAGAAGTTGGAGTCGGTCAGCTTGGTCGGGTCGCCGATGGCGAACTTGACGATGAGGGCCTTGATCTCCTTGTCGTTGAGATTGAACTGGCCCTTGAGGACGTCACGCAGAAGATCGCGTGCAGCGGTCGCCCGCGTCTTTCCGGGCTTTGTGAGCAGGTACGAATCCGGGTCCGCCTCGCGCATCCGCTCGAGGAAGGCAGCGATGGACGGCATCTGCTTGGTCTGTGCTGCCCAACGGATGAGTTCCTTCGCCTCTTTGGAGAGGCTCTCGAACTTACGTGCGCCAACGCCTATGGCGTCGAGATAGCGCTTCGTCCAGTAGTCAAGACGCTCTTCTGCCGCCTTTGCCTCGGCCTTCTTCTCTGCGGCTGTCTTGGGCTCATCCACCTTCGGCTTCTTCTTGTCGTCGGCCATGCGTACCTCCCTTCTTTAGTTCCAGTACCACTCGAGCATGTCGAATGCGAGACTGTGAGCGTCCCATCCGTAGCGCCTGAGATCGCGCCCGAACGTGGTGCGCTCGTTCTTCTTCTTGGCGAGCGAGACGATGTACTGCTCCAGCTTGGCGACCATCGCCTTGCCGGCGTTGGAGTAGACCGAGTTTCCCGGTCCCTCGTAGTACTCGCTGTAGCTGGTCTTCATCTGGTTGCGCATCGTCTTCGCCACCGCAGCGACAGCCACCCAGTCAACCGCCGCCTGCTGCGACCCAAGACGGCCGGGCAGTTCGTCGGTCAGCGCATCCCGCATCCGCTTCACGAGTTTCAGATTCGGGGTGTCCTTGCGCGCTTCCTTGAGGTACGTCAGCCAGAGGGCGGTGTTGTTGCGGGAACCGGGTCCGGGGAAGTCCATGCTCTCGGTCCCGACGAGGAACGGCGTGTGGAGGATGCGCTCTGCCGTGCCGCCGATGAACGCCTCACCGCCCTTGATCGACCTGAAGACCTTGTCCTTGTAGGCGTGGAAGCGGTTGCGCTCGTCGCGGTACTCGCGCGTCGATGTGCCCCCCATAGCGTCCACCCACTTGGGGTTCCCCATACGCGCATAGTACATGTCCTGAATCTTCTCGATGGCCTTGTCCACTTCTGGTCCGAAGTCGTATCCGATGTGGTTGAGGACCTTCTGGTCGAGGTCGTAGAACTCGTCACTGATGATGTCGATGACCTGGCTGCGGTAGCCGTCGATGGCCTCCCTATCGACCTTCCGCGCCACGGCTCCGCTGGCGGTGCCCTTCGCCATCCACTTCGCGGCGATGTGGTCGGGAACGAGCCCGTTCTCGATCATGCGGAGCGCAAGCTGCATCTGGTCCTCACTGGGCTCGAACGGACCTCCTACGAAGTCGCTCTTGTAGAACCCGACCGCGACCTTCTCGTACTCGCCGGGGTGCCAGTAGGAATGGACGTCCCAGCCTTCGGGCAGGTTCCGGCTCAACTTCCCCTTGTGCCGCTCGACGTACCTGTCGTACCAGGCCGGAGCGTCTGGTCTTTCGACCCACTTGCCAAGCTTGAGGTCGTGGCTGGTGCGCTTCTCCCACTGGTATATGTGCATGTCGTAGCGCTTCTTGTTGAACGTCCCGTCCTTGGTCGCGAGCTCGCGCGCTGCGTCCTCCGCGAGCTTTCGGATGTCGTTGAGATGCTTCTGCACCTTCGGCCACTGGTCGGCGCGCAGGATGTCCCCGACGTAGAAGTTCTCGGTGTTGTCCTTCACCTCGCCCGTATCGGGGTCGGTCTCGAAGCCGCCGTACTGCTTGCGGAGCAGTTCGCGGAAGTTCCACATGGCCTTGGGGTTCTCCTCACGCTTCACGTCGTCATCGAAGAGCAGCACGCCCTCGTCCTCGTAGATGAAGTTGCTGCGCGCGAGCGGCGCGATCCACGGGTTCTCTTCCAGCAGAGCGGAGCGCTCCTCCGGGTCGGTCGTCTCGTTGTACTGCTTGACGTACTGGTAGCGCTCCGTTCCCTCAAGGTAGGTGGCGGCGCGGAGCGGCTGCCCCTCCTTCATCAACTCGAAGTACTTTGCAGCCTCTTCCCGGTACTTGGTGTAGATGGGCGGCTTGGGCACGATGAGGAAACTCGGAGTACCCGTGAGCGCTCTGACCATCTCAAGCGATGCGACCTGGTCACCGAAGATGTGGTCCTTGATCCACTCCGGCCCGTTCTCGTTCACCTTGTCGCGTACCCAGGTCATCGCTGAGTACGGGAAGGGGAGGTGGCTCTGGAGTTGCTGCCGGCCGACTCCGGTGCCGGGAGTGTTGTACTCCTCGATGTCGACCGTCTCCTTCTCCCACGCGCGCATGATGGCCTGGCTGTTCGTGTTGTCGGTCGAAAGCGGGAGGGTGATGTTGAACAGTCCCTTGCTCAAGGTCCCGAGTCGCTGGAGCGGCTGCATGCCCTCACCCATGCTGGCGCCGAATGGAAGTTCGCTGGGATCGGTGTCGAACGTCTTGCGGATGAAGTAGCCGAGGAACGGACTTGCTATCGGTCCCGGTCCGGGCGGTTGCAGGATGCCCTTCATCATCGCCCCGGGCGTCTTCTCCCTTGACTCCTCGAAGTCCTTTGCTTGCAGGAAGAAGGGCATGAAGCTGGAGAAGTTCTTGGCGAAGAATCCCATGATGCCGGGGTCTTCTCGCTCCGGGGCGACGTTCCACAGCGTTGCCATCGTCGCCGGGTTCGTCACCATCTTCGTCATCCAGTACTGCCAGAACTGGCGGTACGAGTTGATGAACAGGATGTGGTTGCGGGCCATGTCCTCGAAGACGGTCGCGTTGCGCGTGTAGGTGGTGCGCTCGACGTAGTGGGCGGCGCGGCCGGCTGCCTGCTCCATGACGACGGCAGGGTCCATCCCCGGGTTCTTGGCGAGGATGGCGTCACGCTGCTTGAGGTACTCGTGGCCGAAGAGCGCGTCCTTGACCCTCCCGCCGAGCGTCTGGAGAAGAGGCAGGGTGATGCGCTCGTAGGCCAAACTGAGAAGGTCGGCCCTGCGCAGCCACGGGTACCTGGTGAGCGTGTCGAAGTGTCCGACCGGGACCGGTGGAAGAGCGGCAGGGTTGGTCTCGCCGATACGCTGGAGCGTGGGCAGGTCGATGTGCCCCTTGCGCAGCGCATCCAGCATCTCGGGACTGCGCTGCATGTTGATGTACATGTCGACCCAGTCGTCCATGACGTTGGCGAGGTGGCGGGCCGAACCACTCGACGGCATGATGAGGACACGTTTGAGGGCGCCGGTCTTGAGGTCAGACATCGGCAGGGTGATGCGCTTCGTCTCGACGAGGTACGTGCGCAGTGCGGCCCCGCTCTCAGAGTCCTCGAGCATCCAGTTCCGTATCTCCTGAAGGGCCTCTTCCCGTGTCCAGTCGTCGCGCTTCAGAAGCCTCTGGATCGCGGGCTCTTCCGCGAACCGTCCCATGTCCGAGCGGACCTTCGGCAGATACCTCGGGTCGTCGGGAAGACGGACCTTGACGGTGCCGTCCGCCAGCGTCTCCGAGATGGGGGAAAGAATCTGCCAGTAGTCCTGGTAGAGACCACCGAAGTCGGCATCGACGAAGTCGGGGTTGTTCTTGATGAGCTCCAGAACGTCGTCCGGTACCTTGGGGCGGGCCTTCTCCTCGATGCGCGCCAGTTCCGCCGCCTCCGGTTCGGTGAGCTCCTTCTTGCCGTTGAGCTCCGTGAGACGCTTGCGCTCTGCTCTGGTGATGTCGCCGCGCATCTCCTTGACCGCTGCCCTTGCGGCTGCATACTCGGTAGGACCGATGCCTTCCATCGGAAGGCGCCAGAACTCGTCTCCGGCGTAGACGCGCAGCGGGAACCCCAGGCCGGCGAGCGTCCAGCGTTTCCACATCCGGACCAGCGGATCGGCGAACAGCGTGTCGTACTTCATGAACTTCGCTGCCGCGCGACCGGACTGGTGCCAGGCAAGGAAACGCGGGTCGAACTCGTCCACGGTCAGGCTCTTCTTCATCTGGTACATCCACACCGGCTGCTCCGTGCCCAACGCGCGCAGGTCTGCCACGGCATCCCGGTAGGACTCGTTCATCACGTACTCGCCGCTTGCGGTCACCAGGTCGCGTCCGTCGTCGCCCTTCATGCGGTACTTCTCGGGGTGCTTCTGTGCGTCCGTGTAGATACGACCCGCATCCTGCTGGCGTTTGAGCAGCCCCTCCACTCCGTCAGCCTGAGCGGTCCACACCGCCGCCACGTCTGCCTTTCCAGCCGCCTCTGCTTCGGCTGCCTTCTTGCGGTAGTCGGCGATCTCGGCGTAGAGGCGTCCAAGCGTCGGCGTCACGCTGGAGTTCTTTCCGTAGGCTTCCATCTTGACGTTCGGGAAGGTGGTCTTCACCCACTTCGCCCGCGCTGAGAGGATGTCCTTCTCGAACTTGCGGTAGGAGTCGAGCGTGCCCTCTTCCTTCATGTTCCGCAGCACGGCCTGCTGGAAGTCCTCGAGGACGCGGTTGCGAGCTATCGGGTCGTCCGTCTCCCAGATGCGCTGCTCGAACACCCTGAGCTCGTCCATGTCGTCCTTGGTCATGCGGCGACGTCCCATACGCACGCTCATGCCGATGTTCCTGACGTGCCTGTCCGCATCACGGAATGGGACCTCTCGGTTCATGTGGATAGGCGTGAGGAAGGTCGAGGTGATGTCGGCCAGCGGCCTGCCGAGCGGGCCGAGCATGTCGGCAGCGGCGACGGCGTTCTCGTAGGCACGGACCTTCTGGGCGCGGAAGAACGACGGCCCCATCGGGTCGATGGTGTCCACGCCGGCATCCACGATCTCGTCGATGGCGGCGAGCACGATGTCCGGGTCCTTGGTCTGCTGCATCCGGTGGACGTTGCGCTTGACCACGGAGCGCAGTTCGACGGGAAGCACGGCCGGGTCGGGGATGTTGAGCATCCTCGAGATCACCGCAGCGTCACCGACCTCCAGCACGGCGGCGATGTACTCGGAGACCGTCATCAGGACCTTGAGGTGAAGATAGTCCGGGTGGGTCGGCGGAAGGCCATCGGAGAAGCCTTGCCTGACCGGAGGAGCGCCTTCTGGCGGGACGGCTCCACGATCCCCGAGGAGAGCGTCGGTGAAGGCATCGACATCGGGGGTGCGGACGATGATGGTGGAGTGTTCTGCCCCGTCGATGGTCGCCTTGCCGTCTACGATTTCGCTGCCCGTCTCCTTCGCGGCGGCGCGGATGGCGGAAATCTTCTGCCCCCTCGTGGCGGCGTCTCCCAGGTCCCTCACGGCGAACTCGACGTAGGGGCCGGCCTTTCTCGCGGGGTGGCCTGCGGGGTGGTCAGACTTCACGCCGTGGGACTGGTGGGTCTTGTAGCCTGCGTCGTTGAGCCGCTGCACGGCGGGAGCGACGGAGGCATCGACCGTCACCGGGCCTTCGGGAGTCTCCACATCCCTGACCTTCACTCCATCTGGGGCAGTGGCTGGTTCTCCAGCCTTGGGGGGTGTCTCCCCCATCGCTGTCTGTCCTGGCATCTCTTCGGGAGAGCGTTCAGGCATACGAGCGACGGGTTCCGTCTTACGCGCAGCGTCGTCGATGGCGATGTCGAGCCCGGACTGCTGGCCCTCGCCGATGAACTCGGAGCGGTCGAAGAGGGGGTCGGGAGCGTCAATGGTTCCCTCGTCGCGCATCCAGTCCGGTTCCTCTACCTTCGGAGCCGTCTGGCGTTCAGGAATCCTGCGGCCTGCGATGAGATCGGCGGCGTCGTTCTCCAGTTCGTCCAGCCTCGCCATCTTCGCGCGCACGTCGGATGCGGGAAGTCCCCTGCCAGCACCTTGCCCGCCAGCATCGCTGCGGATGTACTCGAGCAGACTCTCAGCATCATCGAACGGAAGACCAGGCCACTCCTCCTTCAGGCTGGCTGCGAGTTCGTCAAGGCCGAGTCCCTTCCCCCTGCGACCGAGTCCCCGGAACTCTCCCGACCGCTCACTGCCACGGAATGTCCCGTCGATGAACGCCTTGGTCCCTTCGGCGTCAAGGTTGATTCCACCATGCTCGCGAATCCTTGCCCGCACGTCACTCGGACTCACCACATTCGCGGCATCTCCAGCAGCCGCACGCTCCGGCCTTCCGGCGTCCCGCATCAGTTCTTCGCTGAGTCCCTCGTATTCGGCTCTCAGTTCGCCATAGCGGGTGCGTGCCTCTTCGGGGAGGTCATCGAGGTTGGCGTTCCAGACGTCCTCTGTCGGCTTGGCGGGCTTGCCCTGGACGAAATCAGGTCCGATACCGTCCTCACCGATGAATCCGGCCTCTTTCCCCGGGCCTCGCGCCCTGTCGTCAAGGCGGCGAGCGGCATCGAACGCTCCTCGCGCCGCCTTCGCTACCCCAGGCCGGATGAAGTACGTGTCCGCTAGCTTGCCTGCCTTGAGCATGGCGACCAGCGAGACGACCGTCATCAGGTCACGGGTCCCCTGCCGGCGCCAGTCGTCGTCTGACCAGCCGCGCTCGTCCGAGAAACCCTCGCCCAAGTGGACGAAGGCGTCCTGACCGGCTGCCTCGTCCCATTTCTTCACCCACTCGTGCCAGAGCGGTATGCCACCGGGTACCCAGAAATCGCCCTCTGTCGTCTCGGGGACGTCGCCGCGCACGCCGATCTCCCACCACGAGAGGTCACCGCCGTGGATGTCCTTCCCGATGTACTTCTCGGGGTCCTTCGCTATCGCTTCTCGCTCTTCCGGGGTGGTGGCTGCGAGGTAAGCCCAGTCATGAAGTACGTCGATGAACATCGTCCCCGCTTGGTGGGCCTTGGAAATGGCCCACGGAGCGGCCTGTGAGGTGAACGGGTTGGTCTCCAGAATCCCGGCGTTGTAGGCGCGCTCCAGACCGTCGCCGATCATCCCCAGCGTCCCGTTCTGCCTGCCGAGCGCCTCGAACCCGAAGTCGGTCGCCTCGCCGAAGTAGCGCATCCCCTCGGTGAGCTTCTCGAACGGCCACGCCATGATCTTGTTGACGGTGAGCAGGTGCTCCCTGTAGTTCGCCACCTCTTCTGACGGAAGCGCGGACTGGCCGAACTGAGAGACGTAGTCGTTCCTGACCTTGACGTCGGAGTCACCCGGATCGCGGCCCATCTTGAAGGCGCTGAAGAGGTACGCCTTCTGGTCCTCCTGGTCGGGGATCGACTGGAGCACGTCATTGAGGTTCGCCAGCATGTCGATGGGCTTGAGCGCCGTCTTGCCACGCGGGTCGGTGTACGCCGTCCCGAGGAGTTCAGGGTAGACGCTCTGCATCGCCGTGAGAGCCTGGTCGCGGACCTGCGCGTCCTTCGACTGGACGGCGTAGGGGAGAAGCCGCATCCACAGGTAGCGGTGGTACTGCTTCTGCGCCGCAGGAGTCCAGTCGAGGTTGTCAGGGTCGAACGGGACCTTCTCACCGTTCTCCTCCATGACGCCGGCCCAGTAGCGCTTCCACTCGACCATGTTGTGCGCCTTGGAGACGTAGGCGTCGCGCTCCGAGAGGCTCAGGTGCTCGATGTCTATCCTGGTGCGGTCCCTGAGTTCGCTCAGGTGACGTGGAACGGCGGCGAAATCTGGGAGCTCGACCTGTCGCAGCCAAGGGTTGTCCTGCTCGCTGATGGCGAAGGCGAAGTCGCCACCATCGGCGCGACGGCCACCTCTTCCCCCTCCACTTCTGCCGCCGACTCCTCCGACCTGATCTTCTCCGGGGAGTCCCATCACGATGGTGCCGGTCGCTTCTGCCGCTCTCTGCGCGAGCGTCCTGCCCTGCTGCGTGAAGCGCGGAGCGTTCCCCATGCGCGGGTCGTACCGGAACTGCGACTGCGCTTCCTCGTGTTTCACGACGGTATCCGGCTCGTTGGCAGCGTCTTCGCGCAGAGCCTCCTCTTCCTCACGCTCCGCGATGTTCTCGTTGATGCGAATCTTCAACTGTGTCCCGCCGTACCAGATACGGGCGTCGTTGATCATCTTGATGTCGTCGTTGTTGATGCGGTTCGCGCCCTTGCCGCCCCACGTCTTCCCCAGCGTGTGCATCGGCCGGTTCGCCAGTTGGCGGACCCAGTCGGCGTCCTTCGGGGTGGCTTTTGGACCGAGCGATCTGAGGTCGTCCTCAGCCCACTTCACCTTCTTGCGACGCGCCAGCGGGTCTCTCCTCCCGGCGCCGAGCTTCGAGAACTCAAGGAACAGCGGCGATGGAGCGGCCTTGCCGGGAGCAAGCAGCTTGCGCCACTCGTCAGGACTCCACAGTTCGCCGTTGGCGTTGTTCAGCATGAAGTACGTCTGGACAGCGTTCGGGAACGTCTGGTACTTCTCGAAGTAGGCTTGCGAGAGGTTCTTGAGGTTGAGGCCGTAGGTCGCTTCCTGCGGCGTCGACCGCATCGGCGGCGGAGCGACGGGGATCGGCGGAGCGGCTACCGGACTGGGAAAGCGCGGCGGTGCTTTCGGGGCCTTTGCGTCTGCCCACGTCCTCCCGCCAGTGTTGGCGGCTTCCCTCTTCTTCCTCTTCTTACTCTTGCGGTACGGCTTGTCGCCTGGGCCGATGAGCGGCATGTCAGGAGAAGAACGGCGTGACTGACCGCATCTCGTGGGCGATGCGCTGGTAGTTCTCGTCCGCGTCGGCGGCGTACATCTTCGACCACGAGGACGGGTACTGAGCGGCGACGGAGTCCCAGTACTGCTTCACCCGCAGGGCAAGGGCCAGTTCTTCCATCTTGGTCATGTGGCCGGGGTCGATGTCGGCTTGCGCTGACGGACCTCCCTGCGGCTGCCCCTGGGAAGGACCCGGCGGACGGCCGGCAGACGGCGCGGGAGTCGGTACCCCGGTCATCGGCGTCGTCGTGGTCGCCTTCATCGCGTCGAGCGCCTTCTGGTCGCCGTACTGCTTGCTCTGGTTCACGCTGATCGTGCCGCGCCCCGCCATCAGAGCCCGCCCATCATCGCTTCGAGGTCAGGGCTCGCAGAGAGGTCGGGGGGAGCTTCTTCGGTAGGCTGGGGCTCTTCCGGACCACCTCCTTCCCCTGCGACCTGAATAGCCTGTTCATCAGGTGCAGGGACGCCACGGACGAACTTGATGTGACCGTAGACCTCTTCGACCTTCTCCGCAGCGCGGGTGATGGTGCCCTGGTCTTGCGGGTCTGTGACCCAGACGGTGACGTTCCACTCGGTGCTGACGATGCGCTCCGGAGCGAGCACGGGGTCGCCACCGAACCAGACCGAACCCTTGAGCTTCGGGATGCCTGCGAAGAACTCCCGCATCGCGTCGAGGACCTCGGCGGCGGTGTCGATTTCGCCCTCGGCAGCGGCTATCGTCATGCCCTCGGCAGGCGGCGGCATCTCAGGCGGCATCTCAGGCGGCGGACCCTCTGGAGCAGGAGGCATGCTCGCCTCCGGGCCGGGCATCGCCGGCATCTCACCCATGAGGCCGCGCTCGAGGCCGTAGTTGGTGTACTCCTGGCTCATCAGCGGGACGTTCGCCGTCATCGGACTCTGCGCCGCCGCGTTCGCAATCGCCATGCCCTCGGCCTTCCACTTGCGGTCGCGGTCGATGTTGGCGTTCTCACGCTTCTTGTTCGTGATCTGGGGAAGGTTGTCCATCGCCGTGTCGCGCGAGAGCAGTTCGTTCTGGACAAGCTGCATCAGCATGACCTCGTTGCCCTGACGGTCGATGTAGCTCTGAGCGGAGAGGAAGACCTCGAGTTCGGTCCAAATCTTGCCGTCGACCATGAAATCAGCCGGTTCGGCCTCGATGTAGAAGGTCTCGTTGTTCTTGACTCCGCTGGCCTTGAGCTTGCCGTTGATGCCCGGGAAATCAGCCCACATCATCAGCGCGTACTTGAGCGTCTGTCGCCACGCGCTCATCACGATCTCGAGCCGTGTCTGCATCCGCGCGGCGATGGGGCCGAGTTGGCTGTTGAAGCCCTTGCCGGTGACGATGGACGAGCCCGACTCGCCTCTCAGCACTGCCGGGTTGTCCATGACCACGTCGAGCCAGTTCTGGAGGGTGGCGCCTAGCTGCCAGAAGGCGTTGGGAAGGCTCTGCGGCCCGACCGTGTCGACGCGCCCGCCTGCGTTCACCTCGATGACGCCGCCCTTGCCAAGTGCGACGAAGTTCGAGACGTTGAGCGGGTCGGTGATGACGACGGTCGGGTTGATCGTCGCGGCAGCCACGTCGTCGAGGAGACTCATGTGGTAGTTGATCTCCTTGGCGATGGGAATGGCGTCGCGGACGTCGTTGCCGCCGAAGATCATCCCCGGCATCCCCAGTGAGCCGACGCAGACGATGGGCACGAAGCCGACCGTGTTGTCGACGGGGGAGTGCGCCCACTCTTTGTCGTCGAGGATGGTGCAGAACTTCTCCTCGTCGATGTAGAAGGTCACCTTGACATCGTCGCGACCGACGTACTTGTCGTTCCCCCACCGCGCCGAGATGTCGTGACCACTGAGTTCTTCGACCCATACCGCCTTGGACAGCTCAAGCCCATCTGGATCAGAGGCTACGGGGTAGAAGTCCTGCGGGGTACGGGTGAAGATTCTTGGTTTGCCATGCTTGAAGTCGGGCCAGACGCCGATGACGGCCCCGTCCATCACGCTCATGCTCCATGCCACGTCGCGACAGCGCTTGGGCATGTTGGAGAAGTCCATGATGGACTTGACGACGCACTCCAGCCGGTCGGCCAGGTCGATACCCCAATCTCCGCGAGGTTCCTCAGTCGGCCCTGACGGCGGTACCGGAGGCATGCCGGGCGGCATCTGGGAAAGGTCTGGGGGCGCCGCCTGCTGAGGAGGTGAGAGCAGTGGCGCCCCCATGTCCTCCGGTGCAGCGCCGGAGGGGGTTGGCCCGGTGGGGACGGCCGAGCCGGGGGCCAGTGAGTCGGGTGGTTCGATGACCCTGACTGTGGGCGGGAGAGCGAGGAAGGCGACCTTGTTCTCGACGGCACCCTTGATGACGTTGATGGGGGTGCGGAGTTCGGCGTCTTCGTTGTCTGCGGGGGCGGAGAAGATGGACGAGAGACCCTGCATGATACCGCCGACGAAGCCCTGCTTCTTGGCGGTCTTGAGGTCGCTGCCGGCGTAGAACTTGACCGACTCGTCGTAGGAGTTGTTCCGTTCGGAATCGCGCTCCTCGAGTTGCTGACGCAGCTTGAGGATTTCTTTGATCGACGCTGCCATCAGCGGGAGCGTACCCCCTAGCTAGGAAGATAGTCGAACAAGTCTACCACGCCTGTCACCTGTCCCACGCGGGGTTCCGCACCATCTTGCCCTTGCCTCCCGGGGTGAACCACGACCTGAGAGTGTTGGTGGCGTTGCGGATCGGTATCTGGGCGAGCCACATCGCCATCACCACATCGTTCGTGCTCTTGGGGAAGACCAAGAGTTCTCCGATGAACTCCTCTGCCTTCTCCTGGTCGGACGGCTCCTTGTAGGGGATGCGGAAGCGCCCGTTCTGCATCATCTCGCTCATGCCGAAGACGCCGGCTATCGGATCGTGCTTGTTCGAGCCTGTCCACGAGGGCTTGACGATGCCCGAGTCGATGTAGGGCTTCATGCGGTCGTTGTTGAGCAGCCAGAGGCCAAAGGCGTTCTTCTCGACGGTCGCCTGACGGTAGTGGTACTTCTCATGTAGTCCTTCGATGCCGTAGAGCGGGTTCCCTTCGAGCAGATGGTCGAGCATGCGGTCGAAGTTGTCCTGCATCTTGCGGTAGTCGATGAGGTGGATGCGCTTCTCCTCGTCGGTCTTGTCGATGCCGAGGATCACATAGGCGGAGTGGGCGGAGAAGCGGCTCTTCGATCCGCTGGCCGGGTCGAATCCGCAGTACAGGTCCCATCCTTCTCCAAACTCTCCGAACGAACTCTCGCGGTCGAGACAACCGGGGTGCTGTACCCGTTGTCCGTTGGCTTCCTCCTCTTGCCCCCGTATCCACGCCTCACGAAATGCCATCTCCGACTCGTCGAAAGCGATGTTGCGGTAGCGTTTGTTGAAAGCGAGAGTGCCAATCGACTGCCTTTCCCTGTCGAGGTCTTCCACCGTGAGCATCTTGTCCGAGAGCGAGACGGTCTGCTTCTTGTCCCTGAAGCAGTCGAACTTGATGCAGGTGAAGGTCGGGTCGCGCATCAGCATCGCGTAAAGGGCTTCGGGGTGGAAGATGGTGCCGACGACGCCAGTACCCCAGTAGCGTGACGTGCGTGACCAGTTGAGACGCTTGGGGATGAGCACGTTTCCCTTCTTGTCCTTCGGCCAGATGGGACGCGCCGAGGTCAGAGGCCCGATCCGCACCCAGTGCAGGAGCTTCTGGCGGGTATCGGGGGTGTTGGCCGTGTCCGGGGTCTCGATGTCGTCCATCAGCACCCTGTCAGAGCGCTTGCCCAGGGCGGCGTGGGAGTTGGTGCCGAAGAACTCGGCGTTCTCGCGCACGTCCCTGTACTGGCGCTGCTGGACCGAGAAAGCGTTGTTCGACCAGGAGACGTTCTTGTCTTCGGGCCGGAACTTGCCGAAATCGGCGATCAGCTTGGGGTTCTGGAGCTCCTGGCGGATGTTGGTCGAGAAGGAGAACGCCTCGGTCTCGTTCTTGCCGATGTACTGCATCCGCGAGTTGGGGTTGTCGCAGACTTCCATGACCGGGAGCACCCGCGTGGAGACGATGGTGGTCTTGCCGAAGCCGGCCGGGACGAGGATGAGGACGTTGGGCTTCTCCCAGTAGTAGGGCGAGACGCCCTCCTTCGGTTCACCGCGCGTGGTGACGTGGCGAATCCAGCCGTTCTCGAACATCCAGTCCATGTGGTTGTCGTTGACGAAGCGCCAGACTTCCTCATCGGAGTGGAAGCGGCCACGGAGCATGCGCAGGATGAAGACCTGATAGGGGTCGAGGTCGAGGTCGAGGTAGTGGGCCGCGAACAGTTGCTCGGCCATCGGCGAGTCGAGCATCAGCCACTTGAACTGGGATTCGTCGTCGAGGGTGGCGAACGCCTTGTCCGGGTCGACGGCCGTGCTAGCCATTCTCGACTGCCTTGTGCGCCTTCTCCAGTGCCTCCAGCGCCTTGAGGTCGGCCTCCGCCTTCTCCTTCAGCCCCCGGATCGCGACCTCCCGCTGCGCTTCAGGCATGCCCTCGAGCAGCTTGTTGACGCGGCTCGCCTGCACCGGATCGTGCTCCTGCACCTTGTAGCCGAGGTCGACGATGGTCTTCATGCCGCTGATGATGTCGCGCACCGAGAGCGTGTGGGGGGCGTACTCGGCGGTCTCGTAGAACATGCGCGTCAGGTTGCCGAGTATCTTCCCCAGCAACAGGTGCTCCTGCTCCTTCTTGAACATCGGGTCGGTGCGCCGCAGGCGGTAGAGCTCGACCAGTTGCCAGAACTCCTTGCGCTTGCCGAGCGTCGTGGGGAAGTGGTCCCAGGAACCCTCCGTGTAGCCTGCGAGACGCATCAGTTCACGGGTGTTCGGCACCTCGTTGCCGTCCTCGTCGTACTGGCGGCGAGCATGGGCGCCGTAGATGTAGTCGCCGTTCTCCATCGCGACGTAGGCCATCGCCGCCATCTCGTCGCCACGGGCTTTGGCATCCGGCCCGGACGGACCACGCTTACGGCGTGCCGGCTTCGGGACGACCCTGCCGTCGAGTTCCTCTCCCATGACTGCACTGTACCACAAGCGTATAGTAGGTCTGTCAACGAAAGGAGCCGTCGTGGCGACCAAGAAAGCCCCCAAGAAGGAACCCGTGACCATCAACTGCGGTGACTGCGACCACAAGAACCCAGAGGGATCGGTCATCTGCGAGAGGTGCGGGTACGAACTATGACCGGGGCGATGACCTACGTGCTCAAGCACGACCTGATCTCACCCAGCGGCAAGGTGCTCATGAAGGCCGGGGAAGTGGTGGGGCTCTACGACCGCTACAACGGCAAGCTGATCACCGACCTCGACAACTGGAGCCCGCCACCGGAGCCTACCGCCCCGACCGGACTCGTCTACGGCAAGGACGATGCCCCTCCCGGCTGGAAGTGGATCGAGGAGAGCTACGGGCGTGACGACGATCAGACGCGCTGGGTGCTGGCCAAGGACCCGCTCTACGCCTCGGCCCCTGCCCCTACCCGCTGGGACCTCACGCCGGAGGAGCAGGCCAAGCAGGACCAACTCAAAGCCTATGCCGCGCGGCAGAAGGAACTGAATCGCACGCCGGCTCCGACGCAGATGCCGGACTCGTGGAAGCCGCCCGCCATGCGCCTTCCGGCCCTGCCCAACTCGACGCAGACCAAGGGGATACTGCCGAAGGCGTGGATGCCGTTCCGCTGGCGCCAGAAGACGCCGACGCGGAAGATCTAGCTGAGCGCGAGGAGCAGCCAGGAGAGGCCGAAGGCGATGAGCGTCGCGGGGTAGTGCTCGACCACGTCGTGCGTAAGGACCCAGGCCACCCAGAAGACCCAGAACAGTATCCAGGCCGCGATCATCGCTTGTAGGGCGGGGTCGGCTTGTCGGCGATGCGCATGAGCGCCAGTCCGATCACGCAGACCGGCACGAGGACGATCACGGCGACGATCAGGAACGTCACTTGCCGTAGCGCGGCAGGCCCGGACCCTTGGGCTCCGGTCCCCGGGGCCGCTCCGGAGCCTGCCTCTCCATGTACGCGCGCACGAGCTTGACGAGGAAGTCGCGCGGCTGGCTCTTGACGAACTCGGCTTCCTTCCTCGGAAGGTAGAAGTTCACTGGCCCCTCGCGTACTCGCGGTACTCGGCGAACAGTTCGGGCGAGACCTTGCCGCCCTGCTCGTGGGTCTCGACCACCTGGCCGTCCTTCCTGACCACCACCTGCTCTCCGTCCTCGACCTCGTAGGTGGCGCGCAGCCACTCGCCCAGCGTCATCATCGCTCCCCCTGTCGCTTGCCGCAGGCAAGGCAGGTGGACTGGGAGACCAGACCGCCGCAGACCTTGCACAGCGGACCCGTGATCCTTCTGCCGCTGACGGTGATGAAGTCCCCGTTCTTCGTGAACCAGCCCTCGCAGGGGCGGGCGCGGCCCGGGTAGGCGTCCTTCATCGCCAGAACCTCCACCACGGCCTTCTGACGATCCGCTCAGGGATTTCCCCGTCGTAGCCGGAGTCCATGAGCGACTGGATGACGTCCCGCAGCCACAGCCGGCCCCACTGCTTCGCGAACCGGTACTGCTCTTCGGTGAGCGTGACGCTGATCTTCCTCGTGCTCACAGGTCATCCTCCGGCCTCATGGCTTCGCCTCCATCTCAAGCCTCTCTTTGGCGCAGCGCGGGCACATCACCTTGCGGAAGACCCATCCCCACCCATCAGGCAACTCCGTGTACTTCTTGGATGGAGCCGGGATGACGGCACCGCACCAGTCGCACACGATGTCGTCGCGCTTGATCCTCACAGGTCCTCCTCCCCCTCCGGACTCAGCCAGTAGAACGGCGTCTTGCCGGAGGCGCGGGCCTCCATGTTGATACGCGCCACCTTGGAGAACCACGCCGCCTTGTCGGTCAGCCTTCTGCCGCGCACGTACTCAGACTCCTCGGCGGTCAGGTAGACGACCCACTCCACCGATCCGGTGCCGTCCGCGTGCGGTTGCATACACTCCTGCACGAGCCGACGGACGAACCCTCTGGGCTTGGCGCGGATGAACTCCACCTCCTCATCGGAGAAGGTGAAACGCAGTTCGTTCGTCGATGCCACTGTCGGCCTCCTTATCGGCTGTAAAGTCATTCTACCGCAGGTAGGCGTTCGACGTCAAGGGTACCGGCTGTACGCGCACAGGCGTACCGGCTGTCTTTTCCCCTCTGAAAATATTTTGGGGGGGCCTGTTCTGGGGGCTCCAGAGCGATGCAATATCGGCTCCTTGTGTGTCCGGGGTTGTCCGGGGTTGTGGATACCCACCATCTCTTCCCCGGGGGTGGGAGGGAGTCACGCTTCAAATACCCCGGGTATTGATAGTCACTGGATTGTGCCCATGTGCAGGGGAATCCTCCCCAGTGGATCTCCAGCTAGCCAGGGCTGGGCAGTCCCCTGGGTCCCGCCTGCGTGGGCAGTCACTTGTCCCGCATTCTGGACAATAGAACAGTCGTTCAAGGTTAAATGACCGTTTAATCATTCTCATCACCGAGGGTGCCGGGTGGCGATCTCTTTACTTCCCCTTCCCTACCTCTTGCCTTCCCCTACAGAATGGGCCACCCGCCGGCCGCAGCTTGTGGCCCCTCGCTCCGCACCTGCCGCGTCCGTTGAATGAACGTTCTGCCGAATCGGACGACTTGCTTGCACACTGTCTAAGGTGTGCTAATGTGGGTAGCGTAGTGGTATCAACCCCGACTGAGGAGGCCCACCATGCCAGATGAGCGACAGAGCTTCTACCTCGCGAGCTTCGGCGCGAGCCAGGCCGACAAACTCACCATCGACCCCGATGACCCCCAGTGGTACATCATCGGCGCGGAGATCAACTACGGGGATGCTTTGCTCTTCTGCGACCACTGCGAGGAGCGTATTCCGGAAGCCTACCCGCTCGATGACCCTCTTGTGATGTGTGAGGTATGCGGGCAGGACGTCCTTCGAAGCGCCGCGACCTACCGCCCGACCGACGACGGCAGCCGGCCGCTGTGCCCGTCATGCCTCGAGCTCTCGCGCGACGACAACCCGGAGGAATGAACCATGCGCGACCGTACCGAAACCATCCGTGAGCGCCCCTACCTCGGACGCGGTTACATCGGCCAGAACACGCCCCACGTCTGGACCTTCACTACGCGCAAGCGCTCCGGCGCCTACGTCGTCGATCATGGCTTCTGGATTTTCACCAATCGGCCGATATCAGAACGGGAGGCGACCCTCGAGGCCGTCAAGCTCGCCGGGAGCGCCCGTATCACCTCCGCCGTCCCCTACCTCGCCCACGTCACGACCCACCAACGCAAGTGGCGCGAGTACCTCTCCAGCTACTCCGCCCACGTGCCCAGTTACCAGGTCTAGAGGAGGACCCCGTGAGCATCGACCACAAGACCCAGCGCGACCGCGCCCGCAAGCGCAAGCTCCAGAACGACCGCAAGCGCGTGCAGATCGCCCGGCGCCGGCTCCGCCGGATCGCCACACTGACCCTGAACGCCGACTGAGGAGGGGACCGATGACTCGCAAGGACTACATCAAGATTGCCGAGATTCTCGCGACCGTGACGAATCCCAAGACGCGCCGTGATCTCTGCGTCAAGTTCGGTCGCATGTTCGAGGACGACAACGACCGCTTCGAGTATGACCGCTTCGCCGCCGCTGTCGAAGAGAGGAAGTCATGACCGACACGACATACAACGGCTGGAGCAACTATGCCACATGGAACGTGAATCTGTGGCTCGACAACGACGAGGGTTTCTATCACGACCTCGTTTCCCTCACCCACCGCGCCCTCGTCTCCAACACCCCCGAAGAGGCGACCGAGGAACTCGCCGTGAGTATCCGCTCCTACGTCGAGGCCATATGGGCGCAGCCGTGGAACGACAGTGATGAGACCGGCAGCTTCGGAGACCTCCGCGCCGACGACGGGGACACCCTCGAAGATGTCGACTGGGAAGAGATCGCAGCCGCGTGGGTCGACACGTGGAAAGATGAGGAGGACTGACCATGCAGCCTGAGCTCACATCCCTGCTGGAGCGCGGATACCCCGCTCACAACCTCCAGGTCCGCGAAGCCCTCACGCATGAGACCGGGATCACCCTCAACGGCAGGCCGGCGCAGATCGTCGGCATGAACTGCCAGTATCCGAAGGTGCGAGACGACCTCGACGGCCTGAGCTCGGAATGGTCCTGGGCTTCCGTCCTGCACATCGTCCAGAACGAACGCGGTCGCTTCGTATCGTGACCAAAGCCCGGCGCAGGGTTACCCACACCTTGCGCCGGGTACCATCATGGTGTACAGTTGGTGACAAACTACCAAGGGAGAACAGATATGGGAAAGGGTATCACCCAAGCCCCGGACGGTTGGCTTACCGTCCAAGACGCTAGCCAGCGCTCCGGGCTGACCGTGGGCGCGATCCGGCAGCGTCTCGAGCCCGACCACCCCGACCACCTCGAGGGATACGCCTTCCCGACCGCCAACCCCGGCGGGCAGAAGACATGGCGTATCCGCGAGGAGGATTTCACCGCCTGGATGGAGGCCCACAAGCGATGAGCGAACCGCCCGTCTGCCCGCACTGCGGCGGTACCAGTGAGGATATGCTCGGGCTCGACCGTGAGCACTGGCAGTGCCCGTGTGGGGAAATGCTCGCGGACGATGATCTCGTGGCCCTGCGCACGTTCTGCGCGGAGCGCCGCTACGATGCCAGACTTGAGGAGGTCTGACGTGGAGCCAATCGAGGTAGATGTGAGCGCCGAGAGCGAATCCCGCCTGCGCACAATCTCGTTCAACCGCCCGGTGTACGTCTCGGCTTGCAGCCGGACGAACCTGATCCTGAGCGCCGAGGAGTATGCAGCCCTCGAGCGCGCCATCGCCGACCGCGCCGCCGAGGAAGCCGCCGCATCGGGTGACGCCCGCCCGTCCTGCCCGGTGTGCGGCGGTCCCCTGCCCTGCACGTCCTGCCTCACCGACCTGCGGTGCGACCCATGAGCGCCCGACGCTGGAAGAGGCGCGCCGATCCGCTGTACGCCGTCGTCGTCTGGGCCACCTGGTTCGTGATGACGGCCGGCGTGCTGCTCGCGCTCTGCATCCTCCTGACCCTGGCGGCATGATGGACTGCCACGACGAGCTTCGCCAGCAGCACGAAGACGACCAGAAGACGGCAGCCTATGCCGAAGAGCTCCAGAGGGACATCTGGTGCCCGTATGAGCAGCCGACCGGCGACCCGCGCTGGCCGGTGTGCTGCCAGAAAGATGACAAGTACGCCACGCGGCGGCAGTGCGACGCCTGTAAGGTGAGACGATATGGAGGGACGCCGTGAGCGACCTACCCGTGATCAACGCACAAGTGAAGATCGAGAACGTCAAGGACGTCGAGTATCGCCGCAAGAGCGGGGAGGCGGCGACCTTCAAGGCGCTTGGCATCAAGAACGCAGACGGGACCTGGCTCAACATCTCCGTCTTCGACGAGATCTACTTCTCGGACTGCGTGGCCGGCGCCGTGGTCGACGTCGCGTACACCGAGAAGTACGCGACCGAACCGAACGGGCAGCCGAAGATGTACAACGGCCAGCAGGTTATCTACCGCACCGCAACCTCCGTCCTGCCCGCAAAGCAGGGGGCTCAGAGCACGGCCCCCGTCGCCCAAGGGAGCCAGAAGGCCCCGTTCGACCCGAACCTGAGCGCACGCCAGACCGCCGCCAACGACTCCACGCAGATCGTCTGCGCCGAAATCCGCCAGGGCGGCGACACCGAGACGCTCATCCCCGTGTGGGATACGTGGTTCAAGCACATCCTTTCCGCCCTGACCGGCGAGGACATCATCGCCGATGCGCGGGAGAAGCTCGACGCCGTGGACGAGGACACCGACGACGACATTCCTTTTCTGAGCTGACCCTGGCCTAGATCAGGGACACGCTTGCGGTTTTGATATATGTTACTGAGGAGGACGCATGTACCACACGCTGAAGGGGGACTTCCCCACTCTCGCCGAGCTCAGGCACGCCTACCTGAAGAGCGGCGAGGACATGGGGCTCGACCCCAAGCACGCCGGGCAGGACGACTGGGAATCCGACCGGCTCCACGCTTCGGAGGTGTCGTTCTGCCCGCGCGCGACCTGCCTGCGCATCATGGGGGCACCGAAGAAGACCCAGGGCGCCCTCACGGCAGCGAACGAAGCCCTCATGTTCTGGGTCGCCTACCGCCTCCACTACGTCACCTATGAGGCGATGCAGTGGGCCGGCATCCTCGTAGCGCACGAGCTCTCGGTGATGGACCCGCCGTGGGCCGGGAGGGTCGACGCGATCATCCGCCCGAACGTGGACGAGGAGGGGACCGTCCTCTACGACGCCAAGACCGTGCGCCCAAACGCCTTCAAGTTCTCGGAGCAGTTCCCGAAGGAGGACAACTGCATCCAGATCGGCGTCTACGCGACCGTGAGGCCGGAGAACGAGGCGATCATCGAGTACATCGACAGGGGCGGCAGCAATCCGCCCGTCGAGTGCCGTTTCGCGCTCGACACCTGGCGGCATGAGGCCCAGCCGAGGATGGACGCGCTCGAGGTCTGGTACAAAGGTGTGGAGGGGCACACCCTGAAGACCGCGACCCTTCCCCCGATCCTGCCGGAGAAGTTCACCGCGCACTGGCGCAAGGCGTCAGGACAGCCGCGCAAGGAGTTGACCTCGGTCACGTTCGATTGCCCTTGGCAATGCTCCTACTGCGACTACCACCATACCGACCCGACCACCGGAAACACGCTGATGGGATCGCCGTGCATCCCCAGCAACCACCCCGTCCTTGAGGTCGCCAAGAAGCTCCCGAAGAAGGACGGCGGAGGATGGACGTACTCTGTCCCCGAAGGTCTGGCCGGCAGGTTCGAGAGTTGGTTCGCGGGGCAGCCGCAGGCGATCGACCTCGACCCCCTCACCCTATGACCCCTGACGGGCACTGTCCGGTGTGCGAGTACGTGAAGGACGGAGCATGACCCTCACCACCAACGAATCCTGGCCAGGCCCACTCCCGCCCGGAACCAAGGTCGAGCTCGTGCGCCAGACCGCAAGCAGCGTCTTCGTCCGCGTCGGTAGGCGCATCGTCAAGGCAAGTCCCGCGTGGCTGGACTGGCCCGAGTCTGAGCCGTTCGCGGCGCGGGGACTGAGAACGAACCGGATCGGAGTGATGGGATGACTGACTACAAGACCTTCAACGGCACCGCCGGGGCCTACGGTCACGGTGACTACTCCGACTACATGCCGACCCAGAACGCAGACGGGACGTGGACGCCGGGTGAGTGGCTGCCGCCTGTGAAGCCGAGGCTGTGCGAGTCCGGCTATCACTGGTGCGACGGTGAGTTGCAACTGCTCCGTCACCTCGGCGAAACCTGCTACGTCATCGAGCCCGACGGCGAGACGGTTCGCGGCGATGACAAGTGCGCGTCTGGGACCATCCGGCTGCTGTTCCCGGTGGAGGCGTACAACGAGACGAACCTACGGCTGTTCGCAGTCGACTGCGCGAGGCAGGTGGCGCACTTGACGGAAGACCCGGAACTGACGCACGCCGTTCTCGATGTATGCGTCGCGTATGCTGAATACGGCGAGGAGTGGGCCGCCGCTCGGGACGCCGCTCTGGCCACCGCTTGGGACGCCGCTGGGGCCGCCGCTGGGGACGCCGCTCGGGCCACCGATCTGGCCACCGTTTGGGACGCCGCTTGGGCCGCCGCTGTGGCCACCGTTTGGGACGCCGCTCGGGCCACCGTTTGGGACGCCGCTGGGGCCGCCGCTGGGGCCGCCGCTCAGGCCGCCCTCCTCGCCCGCTACCTCAACGGCGCGGTGGGACCGCTCGTGGAAAGGGGCGGGGATGACTGACTACAAGACCTTCAACGGCACCGCCGGGGCCTACGGTCACGGTGACTACTCCGACTACATGCCGACCCAGAACGCAGACGGGACGTGGACGCCGGGTGAGTGGCTGCCGCCTGTGA